CGTCGTCCGGGAAAATACGCTGGAACTCCGGCAGAGACTGCGGGAACGGCAGATCTTCACGGGCCAGGACATCCATGCCCAACAACTAGATCTAGTGGGTATGGGAGTCAACCGGATAGGCAAGGATCGACGAAGGCGCATGTGAGCTCAGGCCAAAGCAGTTGATGCTGCGCGATCGCCCGCAAGGCGATGTTGGTCTTGTTCGAGCTATTGGGTCCGTAGATCATCGTGCATTTGCCGCGCGGGAAGCCGCCAGCGAGCGCGAGGTCAAGGGGAAATAGACCAGTCGGCACGCGGGACGCCGGGGGCAATTTGCCGCCGAAGCTGCCGATCTCGTCGCCCATGTCCTTCTGGTATTTGGTCAGCATGGCGCTCATGCTGTTCGTCGACGCTTTGACGCCGGCCTTCTTGAAGTTCAAAGCCATTCTGTCCTCGAAGCAATTAATTGCACGTCGCGGTTACTGCTCGGTCAGCTCCTCGACCAGCTTGGTCATCCGGGCCTCGACCCAATGCTCAGCGTAATCGTAGACCTCGTCGATCTCGCCATGCCGGCAGGGAACCTTGAGCGACACTTGGACGCGCGCGGATTTGTAGTTGCCGAGGTTGTGCGTGTAACTGCTCTCGACGCCGACCTCGCACACGTGCTCCGTGAGCGGCTTGCCCGCGCCCGGTTGCTTCACGACCTCCTGCTGAATGTCCTCGGCGATGACCTCGCCTTTGACCATCTCCTGTTGCGTAATAACCGCCTTGGCGGGTTTCTTGATCTTAACGGACACGGTATCCTCCTGATCGTGTCGGCGTCATCAACGCCTCTTCTACTGTCCAACCATGACGGAACAAGCGCATCCACAGCGTCCGCTCCTTAACCCCAACAAGAGCGGCCCACTCACGAATAGAATGGACCACACCTTCGAACTCGATCTCGTGTCTCCTATGGCGGTTCTGTTCTGAATATGTCGCCCATCGGCAGTTGTCAGGCTCATAGTCGCCTTTCGCATCTAGGCGATCAAGGGTTTTGCCTTCTGGCCTTTCACCCATATCTTCGAGAAAGTTAACGAAGCTGTCTTGCCAGCGATCACAAACCTTGATGCCAGCACCGCCGTAGCGTTTGTAATTGGTGGCCGAAGCAAACAAGCAGCGAGCCCGCATACCCCACCAAGAACGCCACGTCGGAGAATACCAGTGTCCATGCTGCGCCATCAGTTCATATCCTTCACAATGGCGTTTATCGACTTATACCATTTGGCTCTACTGTTAGCGTAGCCGAGAAATACTGGACTGTCACTGTCTATGACGTCCATGACGACAGGGTCGGCCTTGTCGGGATATTCGCGGCGGATGCGCCCGACCGGCTGCGTGACCGCCGAACGCGGGATGGCGAGGATGCAGGTGTCGAGCCAATCTAGGCTCGTGCCCTCCGACATCATCGAATAGGTCGTGAACAGGATCGGCTTCACCTTCTCCCGCTCGCGGTGCTCCTTCTCGGCCTTGGTGGTCGCGCCGACGTAGAAGCCGATCTTGCGGCCGGATATGCCGTTCTCCTCGATCAGCTTGCGGCGCAGCGCCTTAATGTGCTCGTGCAAGGTCGAGAAGATGACGGTCTGACGGCCCTTCTCATGCGCGCTCAGGATCAGCCCGCAAATGAGCGCATTGCGCTCCGGGTCGGCGGCGAGCATTTTCTCGATATGCGTGGTCTTGCCCGGTTCATGGGGCAGGCGCACGGCCTTGCGTTCGCCGGTTTGCGGGTCGGGCCGCAACACGCGCGGGCAGGCCCAATTCGACGTGAACCGCAGCACCTTGGGGACCATCAGTTGCGCTTCGGTCGCGGCGCGTATCGGGCCAATGTGCGCGTAAATCAGCAACTCCTTGCCGTCCGACCGGCCCGGGGTCGCGGACAAGCCGAGCCGCAGCGCGGCGGGGAAGCGATCGACGACGTTGGAGAATTGCTCGGCCGGCACGCGATGGCACTCGTCGAAGATGATCAGGCCGAACTCGTCGCCGATCCAATCGGGATACTTGCCGTCCTTCGACAGGCTGTGGATCATCGCCACGACGAACTTGGTGCCTTGGACCTCGCACTTGTCGCCGCGTATCTCGCCGATCTCGTCGTCGGGCAGGCCGAGGAAGGTCTTCGCCCCGTCGAGCCACTGCTGGTAAATGTCGTCCTTGGTCGTGATGACCAAAGTCTTGCGCTGGACGGTCGCGGCGGCGTGATAGCCGAGCACCGTCTTGCCCCAACCTGTATAGGCGCAGACAATGCCGCTCTCGCCCTTGAGCAAGAACTTGCCGGTCTTAGCGAACAGCTCGACTTGATGGTCGCGCGGCTTGGGCGTCTTGGGGAACTGGACGACCTTGCCCGCTATGCGGTTGTCGTTGTCGCCGATCGGGCACAGGGCGCGCGGCAGATAGACGACCTTGCCGTCGTCCGAGACGCGATGCAGCAGCACTTCGTCGCCGAACCTCGACGTGAAGCGGAAGCGGTCGACGAGGGTCTGCTTGAACGGATAAGCCGCCGTGGCACCGTAGGCCAACGGCTTGCTCGTCATCTGTAATTCGGAGATTAACGCCATCAGACGTGAGCCCATGCTTTCTTAGCGACGACAATTGCAATTAATTGCGCTGTCACGCCGTATTCCTTCGCCAACGCGCTCCCGCTGTTTGTCGGGTGCCTCGGAACGTAACGAGCGCGAATGTCGCGCACGGCGGCATCTGTTAGCTTAGCCAGCCCGTGGCGTTCGCCTCGTGTGTGACGGTCCTTGGACACAGCGTCGGCCGCGTTGTCGCCCTTGGTGCCAAGGAAAAGGTGCGTCGGGTTGCAACAGGGCCGATTGTCGCACGAGTGAAGAACGCACTTGCCATCTGGCACAGGCCCGTTCTCCAGCCCGTAAGCTACGACATGCGAGCCTTTCAGCTTACCACCGTCCTTCTTCGCGCCCCACTGAACAGCGCCGTAACCACTATCGAAACGCCCGGCAGTCCAAGGCCAACAAGCCTCAGGACCGCCGGAACGATCGACATTGAGCCAGAACAAATAAGAGTTCTGTTTCAGCGCCTTACCTCACAACTCGTCCTTGAGGCTGTTCTTGCCAGCGCCGCCCTCGTAGCCGATGCCGATCTGCGCTTTGCCGACGCCGAGCTCGATCAGCTTTTCCGGCGAGCGGTAAATGATCTCCTCCTCGACATTGGCCGGTTGCACGTCCTCCAGCTTGAGGCTGAACTTCTCGGCGATCTCGCTGAGCGTCGAGAACTTCTGCGTGAAGTCGAACATGTCGCCGACGGCGGCGGCGCGATCGTTGGAGCGCGACACGTCGAAGGTGCAACCCGCCAATCCTCCGCGCTTCACAGCGAGCTTGGTCAGGGTCTGGATCGTGGTGCGCTTGGCGACGAACAGCTTGCGGGTGTTGGTGATCATCTTGCCCGCGTTCGGCCCTTTCTTGATCGTGTGCTGACGATGGTCGAGGACCGTCATCACGCCAACGAGCGCCGGCTTGTCGCCCTTCTCGCAGACCGGGCAGGGCTGCGACTGGTCGATCTCGGCGGTGCAGATATAGTTCTGCCATTCGCCGTTGATACGGATGCGATGCTCATAGAAGATCGGAATGTCGAGCATCCCGTCCTTGTCGAGCTTGCCGTCCAAGAACGTGATCTGGCCTTCCTCCCCGTCGCCGAGGAAAAATCGCCACAACTTGCCTTGCTCCGCCTTGCGCTCTTCGGCCTTCTGGTCTTCATGCGCCAGCGCCGCCTTGGCGGCTTGACCGGTCTTAGCCCAACCGAGCTTCTTGGGCGCTTCCGACTTGGCGGCTTCCTGCCCGGCCTTGTCGTGGTCCTGCTCCGTCGGAGCGGCAGTCTTCTTCTTCGCGAAATTTAGAGCCATGTGATGCAGCCTTTCATGCTGAGATGTTGACCATCAGGTCAAATAGAAGTGTGCGCCAATGTGCAATTAAGTGCAAGCCCAATGTGTGGTTAACTGCACGATTGGCGACAACATTTCGGCGATCATCTTATGCGGCATCGCGCCCGGGTCCTTGAAACCCTTCGGCGGCTTGAGATGATGCAGCGTATGGTCCTTGGTGAGCACGCTGGCGACCTTCTCGCGCCCCGCGTCGCCGCCCGCGCCACGATCATAGAAGGTGATCCATTCGAAGGCGTCGGCCATGCGCTTGATCTTCGCGACGCTCGGGTTGCTGAATAGCGGCGAGACGACGTTGCCGTAGACCGGCAGCACGGCGGCGAGGTCGAACGGCCCCTCGACGACGACGATCGGCTTGGAGCGATCAACCCATTGCTCGCCGAGCCAGACTATTGGATTGTTGTGGCCTCCCTGCAAATACATGCGGTAGCGCGGCTCGCGCTGCTCGTCGACGGCGCGGCCATGCAACCCCACCAGCTTGCCGGCGAAGTCGCGGACAGGGAAGCAGACGCGACCCTCCTTGGTGTCGACGCGGAGGTCGAGGACCGTGGCGATCTCGTCCGAGACGTTCCGGGTCTTGAGATAGTCGCGCGCCCATTTGACGGATGACCAGCCGGCGAAGCTGTCGAGCCACCATTCGGGGAACTCGTGCAACCCTTCCTTTGGGCCGAACATGGTCTCCTCGATGCCGGGGATGTCGAAATCAAACTCGTCGTTGACCTCGGCTTCCTCGATCAGGGCGAACGCCTGACCCCAATCGGCCTCGATGCGCGGCTGCGCCTTGTTCATGTGCCGCATTTCTATGACCAGACCGCCGAGCGTGCCGTGCCAGCCGCACGCGAAGCAATTGGCCTTGGGGTCGCCGGGGCCATTCTTAACCCCGAAGACCTCCGGGCTCGACTTGCCGCCGTCGTGTTTCCATGGCCCAAGAGCGCACTCTGAAACCACCCAACCACTCCGCTTCGTCTTCGAGGCGTTGTGGACGCCGAACAGGCCGAGCAGCTTGACGACGTGATCAGGGGTCACGAGAGTGCTCCTTCGCTGTAGCGACTGTTCGCCGCCGCGCGTCGGCGCGCGTCGCCAAAAGTGAGCGTGCGATCCAAAGACCAACCCCGTTTGAGCCTGAACCCAAGCGTCACACGGCTCACGCCTAGACGCTGCGCCCAATCACGCAACGACAGCGTCTCCCCTTGGAAGGTGATCATCTTGAATTTGTGACGATCTTGAACTGCCTGCGTCGCCCAACGGCAATTGTCGGGAGAGTAATCCTTCGTGCTCTCTTTCCGGTCGAGGGTGTGGCCGGGGGGCCGCTCGCCAACGTCCGCGATGAAGTTCTCGAAGACGTGCCAACGCTCGCAGACCTTGATGCCTTTCGCGCCGTAGAACGGGTATGACTTGGCCTTCGGCGAATAACACCGATCGAGCATCGTCCGCCATGTCTTGTAGAGCGGATGGTGCGTGCGAAACTCAGGCTGCATAGACGTTGTTCACGTCGAGCGGCACGGTCTTGCCTTGCATATAGAGGGCGTGGACGGTATTGAGCGCCTCCGTGCACAGCGCGTCGACGTGATCGTTGAACTCGTGCCCACTGTGCCCCTTGACGTGGACGAAGTGAACGTCGTGGACCTGAACGAGCGGGACGAGCGTCTCCCACAGGTCACGGTTCTTGACAGGCTTGCCGTCGGCCGTGAGCCAGCCGTTGCGACGCCAGTTCTTATGCCACTTGGTTGCGCCGTCTATCACATACATGCTGTCGGACACGATGCGGATCGGCGGCCCGATCTCCATCTCCTCAAGCGCCTTGATGACGGCCATCAGCTCCATGCGGTTGTTGGTCGTGTTCATCATGCCTTCGACGCGCTGGAACGGATGACCACCGGGCGCATGAACGAGGAAGGCCCACGCTCCCGCGCCGTTGCGCTTATGGTCGCAACCGCCATCCGTGTAGACGAAGGTGAACGGCGACTTCTCCCCGACTGGCGCTGGCTTCTTGAACAACGGCGGCCCCGAATAATCCGGGGTCGCCTTGAGCTGAAACGGGAACTTCTCCAGCGCGTTCTGGACCCGCTCGATCGCGTCAGCGCCCGCGAGGGCGTCGGGGGCGTCGGGGGCGTCGAGCAGCAGTTCGACCTTGAGCATGGCTCAGGCCCTCCGCGTGACCTTGAGGGGACGCTTGGTGCGGCTCGTCTCGATGACCTTCTCGCGCTGCGGCAGGGTCAAATAGCTGTCAAGGTCCTTCAAGGTGACAGTCGCCACCTGAAAAAACAGCTCGTCACCCATCAGCTGGCGGACGCCCTTGAGGTCCTTGATCTTGCGGGCCGAGCCCTTAATGCCGATCTCGGCGTCATAGACCGCGCCATGCTCGACGGTCGTCAGGTCGTCGCCGATCTCCAGTTCGTCGGCCAGCTCCTGCAAACGGTTCTCGGCGTCCTTGAGCGGCTTGAGCTGTTTGGTCAGCTCCTTGATCTTCGCGGCGACCGGGCCGAGCTCTTCCTGCAAGCGGCCGACCTCGTCAATCTGCTCGGCGAAGTCGCTGAGCGAGACGACCTTCGTCTTCGTCGACGGCGTCGGATTGGCCGGCGCAACGAGCGCGACCTTCTTTTTCGGGATGGTGATTAAGCCCATGGAAACCTCCTGTTTTCCGATATTTTCAGTCTACGCCTTTGGTCGGGAAGTGCAATCAATTGCACGATGTATGACTAAGAATTTCCGACGTGGGCCACTTTCCTTGTGCGTGCCAGCGGTAGAGGTTGCTACGAGGAATGTGCAACTCCCGTGACCACTCGTCTATCGTAAGGGTTTTACCCCCAACGGTGACATGCTTGCAGTTGCGCCTATTGCGGCTTTGTTCGGCCCGTGTTGCCCAAACGCAATTGCCCGGCGCGTAGTCGCCGTTGTTGTTTTTTCGTTCGAGCGTGAGGCCGGGAGGCGCTGGTCCCATGTCTTTGAGGAAGTTCTCAAAGGTGCGCCACCGTTCGCAAACCTTGATGCCGCGACCGCCATAGCGTGGGTAGGAAGTGGCCTTCTCGTTCGAACAACGCTGAACCATCTGGCCCCAAATGTTATAGGTGCGCGTGCCGAACATGCCGTGCTTGGTATTGCCGTGTGCAAGTAATTGCATAGTGCACTCACGAGATTTGAAGTTCCTCTAAAGAAACTTCGTCGATCTGACTGAAGTCCATGGTGTCGAACCGCCAATTCGTCGTGAACGCGCCCGTCTCGCCGGAACGGCCTTTCAAGATTTCGATCCGACGCTGCTTGACGGTCGCCACGCTCTCCTCCTCGAACAGGCCGAGGACCAGCGAGCTGTTCATGCCGATGGCGTCAGACCCGAATATGTGTTCGAGGCCGATCTTGCTTTCACCCTTCTTTTTCTTAGCCTCCTTCGCCGCCTCGCGATTGAATTGGAACGAGGCCACTGTCGGCGCGAGCTTGGAGATGCGTTTCTTGAGCCCATCGACAGTGGCGTTGAGGCGCGCGAAGCGGTCACGCTCTTTCGTGTTTTGGATCAAATAGGCCCCGTCGACGAAGATCGCGGTCGGCTTGAGCTGCTGCGCGATGGCCTCGATGTCGTCGATGGTCGCCGCGAGGTTGCCGTCAAGCACGTAGAACGGCGCGTCCTTGCTTTCGAGCGCGGCCAAGCCGTCCTTGTATTTGGCGAGGCTGGTCGTCGACAGCCCGGCGTTCTTGACTTTCGTCATCGGAAGGTGGGTTTGCATGGCGGCGAGGCGCTGCATGATCGGCAGCACGCCCATCTCCATCGACACGAACAGCCGTGATTGGCCCTCCTGCCCCTTGGGCGGATTGTTCCAACCGTGCAAGGCGGCATAGAGCATCTGGAACGTCTTGCCCTGAGCCGGGAGGCCGACGATGCTGATCAGGTCGCCGGGCCTCAGCCCGCCAGACATTTCGTCGAGATAGGGCCAGCCCAAGCGCAGCCCGGTGTCGTCATCGCCATTCCACTTCGACTTGTAGTCGGCCCAAAGCAGCGAGTAGGCTGCGCGGAAATCGAGCAGGTCCTTGCCGCTCTTGTGCGACATTAGGCGAACCACCGCGTCCCGCATGAGGTCCAGCGCGGCGGACGGGTCCTTGTTGCCGAGCTTCTCGATCATGGCCTTGCCGGCCTTCTTGAGCGTCAGCTCGATATGCCGCTTGACCAGCAGGTCGTAATAATAGCTCGGAGGCCCCTTGTGTTCGACCAACGTCTCGCCCGTGTGGGAGAGGATGGTCTCGGCGTAGGGTAGCTCCCCGTATTCCTTCGTGTAGCCCTTGACGAAATTGTAGACGTCTTCTTCGCTGGCCTTGAACAGATGGTCGATCGGACCGTGTTCCAATAGCGCGGACGCCTTGCCGCCCGCCAAAACGGCGGACAAGAACTGTTTGCCAAACACGCTAAACCCCCGCCAGTTGTGTCAGAACATCGTCGAGCTTGTGACCCATGTATAAGCGCGTGGAGATGTAGCCTGAGGACTTTCCGTGAAGACGTGAAGCCTCGGCCATCGACATGCGAACCCCGTTAAGCACGACGGACTTCTGACGATTGTTGCATTGCTCTTTAGCGGTCGCCCACTTGCAGTTCGAAAGCTCGTAATTGCCGTTTACGTCCTTGCGCTCCAAAGTCATTCCCGGTGGCGGTTGACCCATGTCTTCAAGGAAATTGGCGAAGATCATCCAACGGTCACAGACCTTGATGCCCCGTCCGCCGTAGGACTTAAACTTCTCGTTCTTGGGGTTGAGGCAACGGGTGTTCATGTTCTGCCAAGAGCGGTAGGCTCTCGTCCCGCTCCCACCATGATGCGGGCCGCGCGGGCCTGTCTTGCTCATGTGTCCCCCTCAGATCGCGACGGTGTGGTAATAGGTCTTGACGAAGCGCGTGAGCTCCTCGCCGTAGCTCGATTTGAGCGCGGCCATGCCGGGCACGAACACGATCGTTTGGTTGCCCTCGAACTGGCGCTGCATCATCAGATCGTAAAGCGCGCCGACGCGCCATTTGGCCAAGCTGTCCTCGAAAAAGTTCGGGATCAACAAGCAATCGGCTTGAGGAGGCCCAGAGGCCGCTACGTCGTCCAAGACCTGCCCGAGAGTGAACACCCGCGCCCGGATGAAATTGCGCACCAGCGCCGCCGCCAGCGCCGCCATATGCGTGTTCGGATCGGCGTCCGATGACGAGCGGACCAGACACAGGCCATGAACCCCCTGCAAGGCCATCTTGCGATAGTCAATCAGGTAGTCGATCTCGGGCTTGATCAGGAACGGCTTGGACGGCTTGGCGATCCAATGCGGCTGGATGCCGGCGTCCTTGGCGAAGAAATCGAGGCGCTTGACGATCGGGGCGTGGCGCTCCTCGATCAGCGCGCCTTCCGCGTATGGGTTGAACGTCATTTCTTCTCCCACTTGATGCCGAGGATGGCGGCCTGCGCCGCCTTCTCGTCGGGGTCATCTTTTGCAGTTAATTGCATATTCGATGCCGGCGCAACCTCCTGCTGCGGAACCGGACCGGAGGGCTTGTTGGAGAGCGCATAGCTTATCGCAATGTCGCTATACTTCAAGAGATAATTCAAGCTCGGCTTGTAGGGATTGGTCTCGACGCCGGCCACGTCCTGAATGGCGGCGCAAACGGCCTTCCAGTTGTCGAGGATCGTCTGCAAGGCGGTCTCGGCCCGAAGGGGCGGACAAGCCTTCAAAAAGTTCGCCAGCTGACCCTTGTGCTTCGGGAGAGCCACGATCACATGGCCCTCGATCTCGGCCATGTGGTTGCACCATATGCTCACCAAGCCTTGAACGCTGTCGGGCTTGTGAAGGACCTTTTGAGCCTTAACAGCTCCTTCAACCCCTTTCATGCTTCCACCGTATTTCATGTTTTCATTCTTCCCCTTCACTCCGCATTTTTCTTTTTCTGGTTCGCAATACGGCAGTCCGCCAACGGCGGGGTGCTGTTTCTCTCCGTGTGTTTCTCCATGCTTTTCTCCATGTATATAAGAACTGCCCTTTAACGGGCAGGTGGTCTGCCCTTTTAAGGGCAAGTGGTCTGCCTCTTTAAGGGCAAGTGCCCCCGTCAAAATGCGCCGCGCGCGGTCGGTTAGAGCGGTCTGCAAACATCGGCGTCCGCCGAACCAAGCGAACCGCGTGGCGATCAGATTGTCCTTCTTGGCCTGATCGAAGATGCGCCGTATCTGCCGGTGCGTGAGCCCGCACTCGACGCTCCAATCGGCTTGGTCATTCGTAACCCAACGGGCGTCGTCCTCGACCGTCTTTGACAGCCGGGACCAAAATTCCAACCGTAACAGGAACGTCGTGGTGGTCGGGTTGCCCGTCGCCAAGTTGAGCCGGGCCACCATATTGTCGCCGTGTGCCATAGGTCCTCCGAGCACAAAAAATCCCCGGGGCCGAAGCCCCGAGGTTTATGCAGAGCCGGGTAGGTTAGTCTTGGCCGAGGTTGCCGGTGCCGTCGTGATCGCTGTCGACCGGATCGTCGTCGCCGTGGCCGCTGTCATGGCTTTCGGCCGGGACGAGCCCGCCGTCCTCGTCCTGCGTCTTGCCGTAAGCCTTCTTCAAGATCGCCGCCTGACAGCCGAACACGCCGATGTTCCCCTCCAGCGCCGCCGCGACCTGCTTGGCCTGCTCGACCTTCTGGATGCCGCCGTCGAAGATCGGCCCGAACTGCGCGTCAAGCCACGCCCGGAGCTCGCGATGCGGGACGATCATGTTGTCCTCGCCCGCGACGCCGACCAGATAGTCGGTCATCTTCTGCGTCAGCTCGCCGTCCTTGACGGCGTTGGCCAGCTTCGCCTGTTCCTCGGGGTCGCCGCCGAGGGAGCCGCGCAGGTAGATGCCGACGGTGGTCGAGGCGCGCGTATCGTCCTTTTTCTCCCATTCGACGTCAGGCCAAGCGTCCCACAGGTTCTCGGGGTTCTTCTCCAGCTTGACGACGTTGCCCTCCTGCTGATCGGCGAGCAGCCCGTTCTCGGGGGCCGAGCGCAAGCGACCGGCGAAATAGGTCGTCCCGGGAACACCGAAGTGTGCGCCGTTGGCAATGCCGTTGATCTTGATCCCGAGCAACACGTTGCCCTTGCGGGCGAACGGGAAGTATTTCGGATAACCCGACGTGCCAGTCATCAGTTTAGCTTCGGTCTTTTCAGCGGTAGCGTTCATTTTTGAGCCTCCATGCTCGGTGTTGCAATTGATTGCACGTGTATTCTACAGTTTAGACGGTCCCCGTCAATTGCGGTGACAAGTTGATCTTAACGAAGCTGGTAACACCCTCACTGAGTTTTGCTTGGGAAACACGAAGGGCCGTCTTGTCGCCTTCCATGGCGGCTTTGAACGCCCACTTAACGATGTTCACCGCGTCGGCCTCGGTCGCGCCTTGCGCTTGCTTGAAGGTCTTGAGCACCGATTTGGTGAAATTAATTGCTTCGCCAAATTCGAGCCCGCCGAACCACATGGTCCGGTCAATGCGCCCCTCGCGGTATAGCTCCTTGGGCAGCGCCTTGGCGTTGTTCGTGGTCATAACGACCAGAACGCGGGAGTGCCGCTCGGCGAGCCACCACAACAGCTGCGACAGCATGGAGGCTGTGACCCCCGACGTGTCGCTGGTCGTGGACGCGAAGACCTTTTCTATCTCGTCGAGCAAGGCCACGGCCGGCGCTTCATGGTCGAGGCGCGACAGATTGGTGAGCAAGTTCGCCTCGCTCTCGCCGATGTATTTGTTCTTGGTTCCACCGATGTCGACGCGGTAGAGCGGAACCCCGAACTGCCCGGCGATCCACTTGGCGGCGGCCGTTTTGCCTACGCCTGGGGGGCCGTCAAGCAACAGTCCTCGCGGCATGAGGCGCGGGTCGTCGCCGGTCAGAAAGAACTGCTTCTCCATCATCGCCCATGTGAACAGCTGTTCGGGCGGCACGTAGAAGCCTTGCGCCGTGTCGACCTGCACGAGCCCGCTGGAGGCTTGAAACGACGATTTGCGGGTCCGCATGAGCCCCGTGACGGTCAGGCTCTTGTCACGCGCCATGGTGAGTCGCACGAGCTCGGCGGCCTCCTTGAGCGTGCATCCGCCGAGGCCGCGCATCAGTTCCTCGGCCTTCTTCTTGTCGTCGACGACCGCGTGCATGAAAGCATCAGCTCGCGCGGGACAGGGACCTCCCCTGCATTGAACATCGGCTCGACGATCTTCGCCGGGTTGACGATGATCAACGAGCTTTCAACCTTGACCATCCGCGCATAGAGCCACGGCAGCACCAGCTTCAAAGCCGGATCGAAGACGACGTAATAGAGCTTGTTCTTCTCGATCGCTTGCCCCGTCCCCTGCACATAAGGGACGGGCGTCCGCTTAGAGATGGTCGCGAGGACCGTTTGAAAGTTCATGGTGTCGCGCGTCGTCACCGCTATGAGCGGCAAAGACGCCTTGATCGCTAAATTGAGCACAACAGCCTCCTTGCTGATGCTTCATCTTGTCAGGTTTTTCGACGCCAGACAAGTGCAATCAACTGCAAACAGGCTCCGCGATTTTTTTAAGGACGGCGTCGATGCGGTCATAAAGATCGTCGAGATTGACCTTCGCGTTTACGATGGAATGGTCATGTCCGAGGACGTGCGTCTCACTCTCGTGCGCGCCGACGGCGGGACTGCCAGACTGTTCGTAGACGTGGACGATGACGCCCCCGAGCTTGCGGATGATCGCCTCCTCGTTCGGGAAGCGCAGATCATCAACGACCACGTTCTCGCCAAGGGAGAGCCGCTCGCGCACGTCACTGACGAACAGGTCGATCCAAAGATCGGGGTGCATGAGGGCGCGGCCCCATTCCGTGCCGAGCGTCTGCATGGCGTAACGCGGGGTGCGGCCATTGAGCCGAGCGCAGGGTCGCTCCTTGAGGTCGCCGTCGATCTCGCGGTCGGTCAGGCCGATGGCGCGCAGCATGGCTTTGAGCGGTCCGGCTATACGCATCCGCGTGAAGCCACGACCCTCCGAGAGATAATACGCCGCCGTGGACTTGCCCGCGCCAGCGCGCCCGGTGAAGGCGATCAGCGTGCCCGGCGTCACGTTAATTGCGCGAAGGTAAGGTCCTTTGTGTTCAGCAAGTAGCGCGGCTTGTTTCTGGCCCTGAACCATTTGAGCTCCTCTTCGATGCCGTGGCTGGTCTCCCAGCCCTCGATGCCCGCGACGATCAGACCGTGCGCCGCCGCGCCGATCTCCTTATCGAGTGGAAGCCAAAGGTCATGTCTGAGCGGGTCCAGATTGCCATTAATTGCAATGGCGTGAGCATGAACAATCGGCGAGAAGACCGCGAGCCCACGTGCAATTAAGTGCGCGGCGATAATAGACGCTCGTTTCGCGGCGTCGTCAATCCCATCTGGCCATTGGCTGTAGGGCGTGGCGAGATAATAGAAGCCGCTGGTGATCCTGATATTGGCGAAGTTGATGGTGCTCATGCGCGATAGGCCCCGCTCGGCGCGGCGTCAGCCCTTGGCCCAAGTCCTCTCGTCGCTATCAAGGCGGCGGCCGAAGTCGTTCAGCCTGACCTCGAAGCCCTCCTGCCTGACCTTCTGCTCGGCGAGCTGGACGAGGATGGCGGTCTGTTGCTTGGCCTCGATCTCAAGCCCCTCGACGCGCTTCGAGACGGATTTAAGCTCGGCGCGGATGGTGAAAACGACGCCGACGCCGCCGACCACAATCGCAGCGGTTTGGATGATGGCTCCGATCGAAATCGTCCAGTCGATTTGTATGAGAGGGGACGCATGTTCCATCGGAGCGACCCCTTTTTCAGTTTGTCGCGGCGGGGACGGCGATGACCTGCGACGGCGTGCTCGTTGGCAAGGGAGCGACCTGAGCCACGATGCTGGCCTTGATGCCCTGATATACGGGGCACAGGGCGGCAGCGATCTGCGCGTTCTTTTGGAGGTAGCTCTGCGCCGTCAACGCCGTGGCGTTCGTCGTGCCAGTCACGCCAATGGCCGCCGTCACGCCCTGCGTGGCGAGCTGCACGGCCGGCGAGCACTCGATCTGCACGAGCGCGTCGCCGAGAAGGATCACGTCCTTGCCGACGACCGGCGCGATGCGGCCGACGTTCTGGTTGAAGGTGGTGATGCTGCTCGATACCTGACCGAGGCTCGGCAGGCCCAAGCAGCCGGCGATACCAGCGGAAAGGCCGACAACGAGCGCGAGCGCGAAATGCTTCTTCATGTTCACTCCTTACTTTTTGACCTGAAACGCCCCGCGCACGGGGCTGAAATACCAGCCGGGATAACCGGCGATTGGCTGGGAATTGCCCGTGAACAAGTCCTCGACGGCGGTGGCGAACTCGCTCGGAAGGCTCTTGGCGTCCTGCACGAACTGATCGACGCCAGCGAACAGGGCGTTGAACGCGGAGGGCTCGCCGCCGCTCTTGGCGATGGCGAAGGCGATGTTGATGGCGGCCTTGGTCACGGTCGCGGCCGGACCGGCACCGAACGCGCTGGCGACGTCGAGCAAGTCGTCGAGCGTCAACTCCGTGACCTCGGACCAGTCGTGCTTGCCGATGTCGACGATGATCTGGTCGAGATTGGTCTGCGAATAGGCCAGCTCGGTTATGAACTGCTGCACGGTCGGTTTGCCGTGGCTGTCGATCGCGTCGTTGACCGCATCGAAGACGTAGGGCGCGAGGGTCGCCGCGAGAGCCGCGCCGGGAACGCCGAACTCGCCAGCCGCGTAAAGACCATCGTCGGCGAACAGCTCGGCGGCGTCGCGCCACTCGTGATGTTCGAGATCGAGGATCAGCTTTTTGAGGTCGGTCGAACCGTGCGTGAGCACGCCAGCGAGCGTGGACACGGAAACGCCGCCGACCGAGGTCGGCAGCTTCAGCACCGTCGCCAGCGAGGGCAACGAAAGTTTGGCGGTGATCGAGATCGTCGTGGCGGCGGTGCTCATGGCAGTGTCCCTCCGTTGGTGATTACTTGCCGGCGTCCTTGGCCGCCGCGCCGATGCCGAAGACCGACAAAACGAGCGGCAGCTCCTGCTCGAACGGCGGCAGGAAATCGAGGCCGGGAACGCCCGCGAATTTCAGGGCGTAGAGGGTCGGCACGACGAGGCCAAAGGCCGTCGTCTGCCAGTTCGTGACCATGTGTTTCATGTTCCACTCCTTGGTTTAAAGCCGCGCAATTAATTGCACGCGCGCGTTGAAGACGCTTAGGTGAGGGTGTTCACGTCCTCATGCCTCGACCGCAGATACCGGTCGAAATCGAGCTCCAGATCGGGCTTGTTGCCTGCGAACTCAATCACGCCGAAGGTGTTGCGCTTCAGGTCGGCTATCGGGTCGAACTGGTGCTTCACGAACATATCCCAGCGGCCGAGGTAGTATCGCTGGTGCTTGCGGCCGTGGAACCAATGCTCAATGGTGCCGTGGACGAAACCGAGCTTGCCGTTGATATGCGAGAGCGCGCCGGTCTCCCAACGCTTGATCGCCGCGACGTAGTTTGGGTGCGCGCCTTCCGGCACCGAACGATCTGATTGGCCAACGATGGCCAGCGCCATGTGGTGGTCGCCGCTGCCCATCCCACCGAGCTCGAACATGCCGCCGATGCGATCGAGCGTGTCGCGGGTCCACGCCCAAGCGAAGCCCGAGTGGGGGTAGTCGTAAGGGCCGTTGTCAGTCTTCCAGAACTTGCCGCTCTTCGGAACGACCGGGCCAACCGCGTGATAAACGCTGGCGAAGCTAACGTGCGTCTGAATATGCTCGTCATTCGGGCCGAGGTCGTAAGCCTTATCCCACGGCTGCACGACCGGATAGAGGTCGAGGGCGCGGATGGTGTTCGAGGCCCAGCCGTCGCGGCGGAACTCAATGTCCGCGTCGAACGTGCCGATGTATTTGGCGTCGGGCGGCAGGCGCGAGATGCCAATGTTCAGCAGGTTCTCCTTATTCCAAACCAGCGTTGTCGCTCGAACTGGAATATGCGTGACGCGCGGGTCGGCGAGGTCCGCCAGCTCATAGCCGCGAGCGCCGTGCGCGCACTCGACCAGCGTGACGCGGACGTTGGGCTCCTTTAGCCACGAGTTTATGGCGTCGCGCGCCAGCTTGACGCGGCTGGCCCAACCGATCGGATTGGACACAACCGTTACGATGTCGAGGATGCGAGCAGTCACTGCAAACTCCTTTTGCTGTGGTGGGGGGGATTAGACGCCCGCGACGTTGTGGGCCTTCATGTCGGCGTAGGGGTCATAGGTCTCGGGCGGATAGAACTCGCCCTTGAACATCTGCTCCTGCCGAAACACAGGGATGCGTTGGACGTGATCCATGTCCTTGAAGCTGTGGTGGCACTTCGGCGTGCCCCAATCACCGCCCCAAATCAGGCCGTGCTTCTCGGCGAGCGCCTGCAACAGCGTGTAGTTGGCCCTCCAATCCACCTGACCCGACGGGCCGGTGATGCCGAGGTCGGCGGCGACGCCGTAGCCGTGGCAACCGACGTTGCGCAGCTCGGTCTTGCGCTGATTGAACAGCTGGATTTGGCGGCGCGAGGAGCGGAAGGTTTCGAGCACGACGAGATGGTGATCATGCTCGGCGGCTTCCTTGATCAGCGCGGCGACGGCGGCGCGCGTGCCGGGCTCAAGAAGATCGGTCGATTTCTGAACCTCGGTCGATTGAAACGCGGGCGACTTGGCCAGCACGTTCGAGTAAAACGACAACATCGCGCCCTCCTGTGTGCAATTGATTGCACGTGCGAAGAGAGGTCTAACGCACTAGGGCGAGCTTTTCATCCGCGACGAACCCGGGCGGGGCAAAACGTGGACCGGCCGCCTCATAGGTAGAGCTGGATTAGGCGGCGGATCGCGTGGACGACGGTCGTCGACATGTTGCCGATCGTCGTCATCGGATACAGCAGCGTCGCGGCCACCTGCTTCTTCAGGCTGCTGTTCGTCACCGCGACATACTTCAGGGTCAGGTAGTGGAACCCGCCCATCGCGAAGTCGAAGAACGAGAGCGTCGACGACAGATACGTGAGCGGCCCCTTGAAGACGCCCCGGATCACCGTGCTCAGCGTATGCGACGTGTAGGCCAGCTTGCGATTATATTGCCGGGTGTAAGCTGGGAACATCGCAGTCTGCGTCGAGATCACGCGCAGCACCTTGCCAGCGCGCTTCCAAACGTGCGGGATCGTGGTCATAACGTAGCGTTTCGCGCCCGGGTAAATGTGCTTCTTCAGCTTCGGGACGGTCGTCATCTTATAGGTGAAGGTGTAGAAGCGATAACGACTGTTGATGAAGACGCCGATCGTCTGCGACAGATACGCGAAGGTCTTGCTCGTGTTCTTGAAGACGCTGCCGCTTGTCGTCGACACGGCCAGCAGTATGCGGCCGAAATGCACGGCGCTGCGCGAGAACGCCCCGACGGTCGTCGACACATAGCGCAGGGTCCGCAGCAAGGACGCATTAGCCTTCAACGCGCCGATGGTCGCGGACGCATAGCTAAGCGTGCGGAATAGGACGAGGTGCGCCTTCACTACGCCGTTGGCGCTCGGTCGCGCGATCAGGGTCAGCACCCACGCGAAATTCTCCTTCAACTTGCCGACGGTCGTCGACACGCCGATGAGCATGCGGAACAGCGTCTGCGACTTCGCCAAGCGGCTGATGGTGACAGAGGTCGCGGTGAGCACTCGGCTGTGGCCGAAATTATTGAGGAGGCCGCCAACGCTGGTTGACAAGCCCGACAGCGTGCGGGTCGAGGCGCGCTTGACGCCCGACACCGTGGTCGAGGCGTAGGTCAGTATCTTGCCGACGGCCTTGATCGACGTGATCGCCGAGGCTGTCGTGCTCAGATAGGCGAGCGTCCGCGTGTAGGCATAGGCCACCTGCGGCAATTGACCAAAGGCCATCTCGCCGAACGCGGCCATCTTGTGCGTGTTGGCCACTCCAGCCGTCCATGTGCCTGTCGGCGCGGGAGGGTTGCCGCCTATGGGAAGACCGCCTACGGGGCCGAAACCGGGCATTGTTGATCCTTACACGTTATACAGCGCTATGCTGAACGCCTTGTTGGTGCCGCCTGCCCCGAAGGCAGCCGAGCGTGATAGTGCCCGTGCCTGTTGTAGAGGTAGTTACACGAGCAAGGTCAGCGAAGCTGAGTGCAGGGATTAAAGCAGTCATTATCAAAATCTCACGGGTTGCCGTAAATCTTCATAGTGCCAGTAATGTTGTAGCCACTGCTAGAACCACCAGACGCGGCGGCGTAGACGCGAATTCCAGTGATTGGATAAGCAACCACCAATGCAGCACCGATAAAGTTGACGCCCTGCGAGACGGCGGTTGTATCGTAATACGTGCTCTCTCCTGTAATCTGCATGTTGTCGGCGGCAGGGTTCCACAACTCAAGCCGCGCGTTCATACCGCCCCAGTTAGCTGCAACCCCCACGCGGTTGGTGTAGCTAAGAACGATGGACCCAATGCCCGTTGCTGCTCGCTGTGCACTACCATAGCTATCGACGTAGGTGTAAAGTGCGACCTGATAACCGGAAGTCACCCAAGCGCCGTTGGCATAGAATTGTAGGCAAATATCGACACTGTTCGTCGCAGGAACGACGTTAAATAGTCTCACGGTGTAGGATGAGTAAGCGGCTCCCACCAAGCTGGTTGTATCCGAAAGATATGCCGCTCCACTACTCAACGTAGTGGTGTTGAGCAAAGTGGGTCCATTAGGAAATAACGAGGCGATGGGCGATACCATCACCTGCGCCGAGCCTGACAAGCTAATTGGCGCACCGCCATTCGTGCTCTGCAAGACGTTGCGCGTCAGCGTCCATGTGCCCGCCGAATTGGTGACAGTTCCCCAGCCGGTCTCGCTAGCCGCCCCACTATTGTCCGTGATCGCATAAGGCACGTTCGAGCCGCTGGTGATTCCCGCGCCGTTGAAGGTCAGGAAGCCAGACACCGCCGCTCCTAGCGTAATGGTTCCTGTTCCGGTAGTTGCGGTGGAAACGCGGGCTAGGTCTACGACGGTAAGTCCGTTCAGAAGGGTCATTATCAAAATCTCACGGGTTGCCGTAAATCTTCATAGTGCCACTAATGGTGCCGCTGTCAGGTATTAGCCGGATGCCTGTGACAGCATAGTTAGCTGCATACGCACCGGACCCCTGTAGCTGAACAGGGGTTCCACCAGAGGTATAGTATGTGCACCCTAAACGTGTCGTCATATAGCCACCGATATTAAACAAATCCATCGTGCCACCCATTGGATAGGTGTGAGATATGTTATTATCAGGTGTGTAGTCCATATAAATCTTGGATGCGGTAGTAGAGGTGTTGATCGCAGAGCCCATGCCGAACGTGCAGGCGTAGTTGCAGACGCCATAGACGGACGACGTTACCCATCCACCATTCGCGTAGACCTGTAGCCCTACGCTAATTCCGTCCGCCGAAGGTATTATGCCTGTAAACCTAAGCGTGTAAGACGTAAACGTCGAAGTGATGCTGGTCGTGTCGGCAAGCGACGCCACGCCCGATCCGGTGACGGTGTTGAGCAACTGAGGCAGCCCAAGACCTATATCCTGCGAAATGATGCTGATGCTGATCGTCGCCGAGCCTGAAAGGCTGATATTCGATCCGCTGTTGGTGCTGGCGGTAGGATTGCGCGTCAGTGTCCATGTCGAACCTGACAACGTGGCGACGCCCCAGCCGGTCTCGCTGTTGCCGCCCGCCACGTCGATCAGCGAATAGGAGATCGTGTCGCCGCTCTGAACGCCGCCCTGCGTGAAGTTCATGTATGGCGCGACCGCGCTGGCCGCCACAACCGAGCCGGTGCCGACCGTCGGCGTGTTGCACAGCACGAGATCGTAATGTTTAGTGAGCACCGCAGTCATGTCGTCTCCGTTTTTGTTGCGGTCGGTCTACCGCGATGCTCTATTTGAAGATGATTGCAATTTTACTGGAACTGGACCTGCGCGGTGAACGTCACGCTATCCCCGGAGCTGAGCCCGATGGACGAGAACACCGCATACCAGGCCATGTTGCCGCCCGTCGGGGGCGAGCCCGAACCCGCAGCGTCGAACAGCCCCAGCTCCGTCACCGAGAGCGTTTCCAGCGCCGTGATCGCGCCAACCACCTGATAGGTGTCGTTCGTCACGGTCGTGGTGACTTGCGAGACGGTGCCGACGGTGCGAGCCTCCGTGGTGCCCGTGGTCGAGCCGAGCACGTTGCTGGTCGCGCCGGGGTCGGAGCCGACGCCCCATTGCATATATTTGAACGCGGCGGCGGCCACCAAAGCGGCGGTCACGGCGGCGAGCCCTCTATTTTGCAGACGGACGGTCATGGATCACCTTTTCTTGAGCCGTTGAAGGAAGCCGAAACACGCTCGCTTGATCGGGTTCTTGTGCCAGTAGGAGATAACTCCGAGCTCTTCCGTTCTACCATCGGCTCGCGTGATTGTGGCGCGCAATATGGTCTTCTTCGCGCCGGCCTGTATCAAACTTGCACCGGGGGTCATCTGCGACATGGTTCTTTCCTTTGCAGTTAACTGCACGGTTTAGCTACCGAGCAAGGTGATGCCGAATTTGCCGACGGTCGGATCGGCGGTCACGGGGGCGACCACTTCCAACAAATCGCCGGCCGCGAAGGTCGTCGCGCTGGCGGCGGTGAACGTGAACACGCCGGAAGTGCTGATGCTGATCGTGCCGATGGACGTGCCGTTTTGCAGGACGTTCATCGTGTAGGCGCTCGTCGGATTGGAGAGGCACTTGCCGACCGATCCCGTGAAGCTCGCGGGCAGCGTCCAAGCGCGATAGGACACGTGCATCAAGATCACTTCGCCGGAATAGGGCGCATTGATCACGAACCAGCCGACCGGGTAGGGCTCTCGGCCGTTGGTCCATTTGCCCAAGGCGTTATCCCACATGGCGAACGTGCCGTCGTTGCCCGAGTTCTCGGCGACGCTGACGTCGTCCATGTCCTTGAAGTTGACGGGGACGACGCTGCCCGTGGTGTTCGCCCAAGCCGTGCCGTTCCACGTCCAATAGGCCGCCGTGTCCGCCGCCTTCAGTTCCATGTTCACGGGCGGCGAAACGAACTGCCAACCGGAGGAGTAGACGGCGATCGAGTTGGTCTTGCCGGCCCAAACGCCGGTCGGAGAGGCCGGGACGATATAGGCGTCGCCGTTGTTGGGGGAGCTGGGAGGCGCGGCGGTCGTCGCCGACAGCACGCTGCGTCCGAACAGCGCGTCCATGATCAGCAGCGAGTTGTTGAAGACCATCTCCTTGTTGGCCATGTTCGTGGCCATCAAGGTCATGCCGAGCTTCGGGGTGTTGACCATCGTCGTTCCTTAAAATTGGACAGGGGAGGTGAAGCCGTTACCGATGATGGCTCCCACCTGATAGATCGTGAACAAGGGGTGCTCCTCGGGTCCGCCGAAGTCAGCCGTCTGCATCGCTACGGTGTAAGTCCACGTGCGGACCGCGCCGAGATTGTAAGTCTTGGTCGTTCCGCCGATCGTGACGGTGATGACGTAGGCTTCGGTGAGCTGATCGAGCGTGATGTCGGACCCGTCCGCCCACTCGCCGTTCTGCCTGTTCCTCGGTTGCCAGTTCAGGATGTAATCCCGACCGGAGCCGTCCGATGGGGTGTAGCATTGACCGATCCACGGGGCGTGCGGCATCAGCGAGACGCCCGTGTCCGTGAAGTTGAACGGGGTCTCGTTGCTGAAGGGCTCCCCGCTGGTCAGCGCGATGTAATCGTTGGTGTCGTTCAGATAGGACGCCTCGTGCGAGATGCGCTGCACGTTCTGCAAGGACACGAAGTCCTCGGCGGCCAAATGGCCGTCCATAAACTGCTCGGTCCCCCACATGCCGCGCATGATCTGCGACAGCTCCCAATTGCCGTTGCCGAGGTTCGTCGCGTTGCAGAAGGCAATGACCTCCTTGCCGCACATGAACACGTTCGACGGCGTGGTCAGCATGGTGGTCGGGTCGACGCTGGGCAGCACGAGGGTCGTGTCGCGCAACAGCACGTAGAGCCGGCTCGCGTAATCCCAAACGCCGGGGATGCAGCCCGAGGCCAGCGGAGAGACGACCTTGCCCTGCGGGACCTCGAAGTTGGACGAGGCGAGCAGCGCGAAATTGGTGCCTTGCTGATCGGGCGGCAACATGCCGTCGAACGCCGGAACCGCGCCGGCATTGGACGTGTCGACATAGAGCGAGCCGCCGCCCCAATTGACGGTCGAGCCAGACAACACGACGTAGAAGCCGGGCGACTGTCCGCTGTCCGTGTCGTTCAGCATCGGGCAGTCGAACAGGAAGGGCCAGGTCTTCGTGTTGGCGTTGACCGTCGGGGCTTGCACGATCTCGGGCAGGTCTAGGGTGACGGTCGTCTGCACGTCCTGAATATACTCGAAATGGGTCATCTCCAGTTCGATCAGGCCGTTAGCGCCGACCGACATCGACATGATCCGCCACATGTCCCTGACCGTCGGGTCATACTTGTTCGGGATGTAAACGACGTCGCCGGGGTCGAGGATGATGTATTTCATCGGCACCTGCACCTTGACCGACACGCGGTTCAAGTAGCGGTAGGCGAGCATCTCCTCGACTTGCTGCTGAGCCTGCGTTCGCTCCAGCGCGAAGGTGATGTCCATGTCCTCGACGGTGAACGACGGTCCAGTGAACCGTTCGGCCCAAACCGTGTTCATCGAATAGTTGCGCGCCTTCTCCTGATACTTCAGGTTCAAGCGTCGCGGCAGGTCCGTGTCGGGGGCGCGCTTCACTTCCTCGGGGTCGGGAAATTCGTCGCCATATTGATGCGCCGCCAAGTCCTCGCGCCGAAGGATGGCGACGGGCTTGGAGTAGAGCTCGTGGAACGTCAGCTGATAATTCTGCTCGCACGCATAGAACGGGAAGACGTTCTGCATGTCCTGCAAGACCTGCCGGGTGGCGACGGCCTGCGTGACCGCGTAGCCGTCCACGGCCAGCGTGTTGTCCATCGTGCCGTAGGGGTTGTATTGGTCGCTCGTGAGCCCCGACATGCTCATGAGATCGTTGACCAAATCCACGATGCGGACCTGCCCGTTGCGCTCCTGTATTTCGGCTTGGAACGTCGGGATCGTGTTGCCGAAGCCGCCGAGCTGCAAGGCGTTGATCACCGTGTAGCAGATGCCGCGATAAGCGGGCACGTCGGCCGCCTGCGCGCCGGCCAGCGACTGCAAGGTCGGGTCAGGCTCTTGGTTCTCGTCGCCGAGGTAATGGGTGAGACTGCCATAGCGCACCATCGTCGGCGTGTAGAAGATGTCCCAAATAATCGGGTCGAACAGCTGTGCTATCGTGGGGCCGATCGCGCTGCCGTTGAAGTTTCCAAGCGGCGTCGGCGGGTGTGAGGAGATGTAGGCGTCCGCCGATTGGATCGTGCCCCAAGTCACGTCTTCCGGGTTCACGTAATTGTTCATCGCGAAGATGTAGGCTGAGCACGAGGCGAGCGTGGCGTCGACGCCGAGCGAGATCAGGCGGCTCTGCTCGGAGTAGTAGCAGGCGTCGAACTCCGCCTGTATCTCCGCCGCCGTGATGTCTGGATTGGCCCACATGAGCTTGCCGTTGGCCCAAATGCGGTTGATCTGGAGCACAGGGCCGCCGCACCACGCGAGCGCCATCGTCGACGAATAGGTGAACTTTACGTTATAAGTTGGCTTCTTGCCGCCGCCGAAAATGGACGAGAAGATATTGTCAGAGCTAATGTAGGTCGTGATGATCCAAGTCGTCTCGACGAGCCGTTGGCAGTAAATGAACTGCCCCGGAACCTTCATCGCCCCCCAAACGTATTGGATCGTGTTGCCGGGGTTGACCGACGGCACGTTCAAATCCGACACGCGCGGACCGAAGTTCCATTTCGTCTTGGCCTTGGGGGCCATCAGCCCCTGTAGGACCATGCCGCCAAGGCCGAGGACCAGACCAATTGCACCAGTAGCGATGGTCGCCTCCTGTGGTTAAGCGGGCTCTTCCGTGAAGGGCAGGGTGTAGGTAGTCAGGTATTTGCTCGTCCATGGCGGGGCGATACGGTGCATACAGACCGTCGCGCCTTGCGTGGTCATCACGTGCAGCATGGACAGACGACCGTTCAGCATGACGGCCCAAGCCAGATGCGTGCCCTGCCCAGCCTGATTGGTGGCGAACATCAGAATGTCGCCGGGCAGCGCCTTGGCGAGCCCTTGGCGATTGGCCGGCTTGGTCAGCAGTGTCTCGCACGTCTTATTCAACATCGGCGTGTTCGGCTGCTTCTGATAGTTATGCGGCACGTCCTGAGGGTAATAACCGAGGTTCTTGGACACGCCGATAATCAGGCCGACGCAATCGACGCCGCCGTGCGGACCCTTCGTCCGGCCTTGATGCTGAAAAGGCGTGCCCACCCAGCTGGTGGCCTCGGTCACGATGGCGCTACGTGAGAACATGATCCCTCCTAGACTGTTGTGCGTGCAATTGATTGCACGAAAATGAGCTCGAAGGCTAGAGGTTGAACGAGGAGTTTGCGTTTTCGAAGTTCGGCGTCGCGAGCACCGTGTCCTCGGTCGGCATGTCGGGGAAGCCTCGAAAGTTCCACACGTTGTCGAAGACCGTTGAACAGGTCGAGCGGATGTGATTGCAGCCTTGAGAGACCCAATAGGTGTCTCCTACCTGTATCGGCGACATCATCACGTCGATCAGCTGAAACGTCGGGTAGCCCGGCTTGAAGATTTGGAAATCACGAATTTCCGTGACGACGCCAGCATTGGCCCCGGTGAGCCATTGCAGGGTGCCGTATTGGAAAAACTCATACATGTCGGAGGTTTGGGCGATGCTGTTGTCGACGAAGCCCATGCGGTTCACGACGCCCGACACCGTGCCATACTGCACCCGCGCCCGGATCGCCTGCCACGTCAGCCCGTTGTCCGTGATGGTCGCGCCGAGCGTCGTCGGCCACGCGGGCTCGGTCGCGCCGCTGTTGCCGCTGGAGAGCGGCACGGTGTCCGTGACTTGTTGACCCTGCGGCGGGTTGGCGAGCCAAGCCTGCTGCAACTGCATCGCCCAAACGACGACCCAAATCGGCGGGTCCTGCCCGTAAAGCAGCGTATAGAGGAAGGCGTTGCCGACCCATGTGTTGCCGGCGTAATTCTCGCCTGACGGCTTGCTGATCGTCTGCGTGTTGGGGCCTCCGACGAGCTTATACCAGAAGCCGTTAAAGACGCTCGGGCGAACGACCGACGTGTAGGAGGCGTCGGAGACCGCGCTCGTGAAATACTGCGTGCTTGGAGCCCAAGCGCCGGCCGCCGTGACGACCTTGCATTGCGCGTCGCCGAGCTTGGCGTTGCACTCCAGCGTGAACAGCTCGCCGAACGGCAATTGCAGCTGTTCTTGAAACGACCGCAACTCGGACGTGAAATGCCCCTGCTTCGAGGTCACTACGCCGAGATTGCCGCCCCGTATCGGGATCGAGCCCCACTGAGGATTATAGGGGTTGATCCAAAACATCTGCACCGAGGCGTAATCATAGACGCCATTGATCACGTCCTGCTCTTGGATGCCCTCCGTGAACAGCACGTCGGCCTCCATGTTGTCGAGCGAGAAGTCGGCCTTCGACATGGCCGCCGAGGCGCTGAAGGCGTTGGCCGGATTGTAGGCGATGCCGTTGTAAATGAACGGAACGTCATGCGACGTGAAGCCCAGCACCACGCCGTCCAGCCGCGTGACCGTCCAAGCCGTGACGATATTGTTCGAGGTCTTGCACAGCTCCTCGAACAGGAGCGGATTGATCTGCTTCATATGCCGAGCGCCTCCGTCGGACGAACCTCAAGCAGCTTGACGCCGTCGACCGCGCCGACGCCGTAATCCTCGAAGTTCGTGGAAATCTCGTCCGTGTCGAATTGGACGGGAACATAGAAATAGAAGCCGGCGAAAACGGTCGAGCCTTCGATCGGCGTGCCGTCATGGCCTTGAATGGTCATGTCCCACGCGCCGGCGATCGGCGCGCTACCCGGGCCGAAATACTCGATGACACAGTTGCCGCCGTCCTCGGCCACGCTGATGCACTCGGCCGTCGTGAACATCGGGCAGTTGTTCTGCGTCGCGGCTCCCGTGATCTGCACGGTCTGGTTCAACAACGCCTGCGGGAAGGTGCCGGGGGCTCCTGTGTATTGCACCTTGTTCGTATCGAGCAACACGCCGTTGAACGTCCCGCTGATGATCGGGGGCGCTCCGAACGTGACGAGGCCAGTCGTCGGGTCGACGGTGAAGTTTTTGCAAGCCCAAGTGTTGAGCGAGACGAGCACGGGCGACCACGGAATGGTCATCTGCGCGTCGGTCCATTGCGCGGTCATCGGCTTGGTGATCAGCCTGACGTGCGAGGTCGAGCCGTTCTTGGTCTGATAGGTCTTCGTCAGCTGAAACACCTGCGTGGTGCCGTCGCCCGTGCCGATGACCTGATCCGTGTCCGTGATCGGGGGAACCCCGCGCTCCTCGGTCTGCGTGGCGAAGTTCGAGGAATAGTCGGCCCAATCGAAATACAGGAACGAGTAATAGCGCCCCTTCATCGCGTGAAAGAACTGGATCAGGTCGTGCAACTGCTCGCGCGTGCGGACGCCATAGGAGATGTTGTATTTGCGCAGCGCCTGATCCCATCGAGCCGTGCGCTGATTGGTGCCGCTGTCGGCCTGAACCACCGAGGTGCTGAAGCCGATCGTGCTGAGCGACCCGTAGCTGATGTCGTTCGGGAATTGCGTGTATTGAACCATCTCGATCCACTCGAAGTTGGGATTTGGGCTGTAGATCACCTGCACGTAGGCTTGGGCGAGCGTAAGGGAGTAGGTCATTTGGAGATCACCACCATCGAGGCGTTAGGGAATTCCCTGACGGTCCAGCTGCCTCCCAGCGGATCAATCTCCATGACCGTCTGGGGATTGCCCGCGTAATTAGCTGACGGCGGAACGAATGGGGTGGTGGCGAATTCTTCACCCCCCAGCGCCACGGTGGCCTGCACGCCGGCCGTGCCGTCGCCCTTGGCTCGAACGCAGGGGATGACGGCGAGGATGTCCATCGCGTCGCTGGGCAACGGCCCGAAGCCAAACACCTCGGACTGGTTGGCGGCGTTCGCCGTCAGGTAAGTCGGCGTCGGCGGCGACCACTCCACGCCTTCCGTGTCGGGAAAAGTGTTGACGCAAGCGAAATGCTCGGTTCCCGTCGAGGGCGTCATCTGATTGGGGCCTGCGTCCTTCGCCACGGGGATCGCCCCGACGCGCACGCGGCCGGGGAAATCGCACAGGCCCACGCCGTCCGTGGGGTCGACGACGATCATGTCGTCGTAGAGGATGCGGTTGCCGATGCTGCCAGAGCCGAACAACTGGATCATGTTGATCTGCGGCGTGAAGCCCGTGTCTGGCAGCTCGCCAGTGACATTGCTCACCGTCGGCACGCTGTAGAGGCTGATTTGGGTGAGGCCGTCGACCCGCAGCACGATAGTGCCGTTGGCCAAGTCGCAATCGTAGTAAATCTCATACCGATGCCACGTCCCCGGTTCGATCAAGCCAGGAGCGGTCGTGTAGGAATAGACCGCCCAATGGGAGTTCACCTCGGGGACATTGGTGTCGCAGTTCACCGTCACCGAGCCGTCGGCGTTCACCACGATCTCGGCCTGATACTGGAAGGCGTTGTCGAACGAGGCCGATCCCAGCGCCCACCAGCACAGCGCGAACACCTCCCACGCCGTGTTGTCGCTCCAGGCTTTAAGCGACAGGATCACCGTGCTCGGCGACCTCGGCAGGGGTAAACTGAGGCTTTCGGCGAACCCAATCATGATCGCCGTGCCCTCGCCGTCGGGCGTGTTGTCGCTGATGGCGTAGACATCCACAGCGCCCGCGCCAGGGCCGCCGCCTCGGGTCTGGGGAACCCAGCCCTCGGTCGCGAAATAGGTTCCGACCCAGTAGGGGCTCCAAGGTTCGCCGTCGCCGCCGCCAGTGCTGCTGCCGGTGCCGCTGTTAGCCGGTCCTTTACCGAGCTGGTCGAACCCGTTGGCGTAAATTATCGACAAGACCTACCCCATTTGCAATTGATTGCACGTTACCGCCAACGAGCGGCGGCTTGCGCGGTCGCGTGGCTGAGCGCGGAGGCGACCTGATTGGAGGATTTGCGCACGCCGTCCTCGTCCTTGGCGTGCAAGTGCACCGTCTGATTGACCGTGCGGCTGTTATTCACATTGTTGTTGCCACCATTGCTCTTGTGCTGGTTCGCCAGCTGCTCCGTCAGACCGGCCAACGTCTTCGACATGCGCGCATTGTCGTTGGCGGTGAGCACGCGCTCGCCGCGCTGCAAGATGGCAGGGAACTCGTCGTCGTTCAAACCGTCATGGTAACGCGGAGCGCCGATCCACAGGCTAGGCGAGGCCGAGCGATAACCCGACGCCGGGGTGCCAGCGCCGACCAAGCCGCCTTCATGGAACAGGCCCGCCAACAGGTCGAATATACCCCCGCCGCCGTCGGCCATGCCGCCAGCCGCGCCAGACGCCGCGTCGCCCAATCCAGAAGCAGCGCCGGAAGCCGCGTCCCCGAGGCCCGAGGCCGCCGAGGAAGCCGCGTCAGTCGCCGGCTGCATCACGCCATCGACCAAGCTCTGAGCGCCGGTCTGCGCGCTGCCGAACAGATTGCCGAGGCCACCCTTGCCGAACAGGCTGGGAAGCTGCTTCAGAAGGCTCATGCCCAACGGCATCATCGCCATCATCTTGGCGCGACTGCCGTTCGGATTGTCGGGTCCGCCGAAGGTGATCGTGTGACCGCCATTCGGCCCCGCCGTGATACCGAGCGCGGCCATAGCCTCAGTGTCGCTCTTGGCGTCCAAAACGCTGTGATACTGGTCCTTATGATGGTTGAACGCGCCCGACAGCAAACCGCCCCCCGAGGCCAGCAGCCCGGGCAACATGCCGGATAGACCGTCGAGGCCGCTCGACGTGTTGCCGGCCGTGGTCGTCGTGTCGCTGCTGCCTGCGCCCGTCGCGCTGTTGCTCGTGGACAGGTCGCGCAGCTGATCCTTGTTGTCCTTAACCTGATCCTTCCACCCGTTCTGGTCTGCGTCGCGTATCTGGTCATGCGCGTCCTTGGCCGCCGAGACGCGGTCCTTCGCGCCATCGGCCTCCACGCGGCGCAAATCATCCTGCGCCTTGCGCGCCTGATCAATCTGACCCTTCGTTCCGTCTGGTATGCTGTTGGTAGGCGTGCGATCAACGTTGTCGTTAGAACCATGCTGCTTCTGAAAAGCGTCGTTATATCGCTCCTGTAGCTTTTGCTGACTGGCGGTCGCCTCTATGCCGCCCGGTAGAGAGGTCCATTGCCCGTGCAGAGCCGGGCCGACGGAACCCACGTCCCCCTTTCGCAACGCTCCCGTCAGATCACCTCCCGTTTTTTCCTTATAGGTGCGCTGCGCCAAATCCCACGCAGCCCTGTCCTGGCTCTCGGGGCTGAAGTCCTTCAGGCCGAGGCGCTTTTGTTCGTCATCCCACGTTCCCTTGATGAACTGATACTTGCCAGCCGCCGACGACCACTTGCCGGCGTTTGGGCCACGGACAATCTGATCGGGGCTGTTCGGGTGTTGGCTGAAGTCGGAGAAATGGCGCGTAGGTCCGTGACCTGTGAACATGGACGTGTAATCACCATGGCTCTCGCCGACGCCGATCGCGTCGAGCAGAGCCTTGCCTTCAGTCGGGATGCCGTTGGGCGAAGAAGCCGGCAGCGGTAGCAGTGACCCAAAACCATTGACCCCGCCCGGCAATGTCATGCCCGGAAGAGTGCCGACACCATTTCCGCCGAAGGCGCTCTGAACCCCTTGCGACCCTTGCGCGACCAACGCACCCATGCCGTTGACGCCGCTTGGCAGCTGCGCGCCGGGCAGCAAACCAACGCTCTTGCCGGCGAAAGCGCCGGGCAAGGTCTGGCCCGCAGTGTTGTCGTTCGACGGCGCGGCCGTTGGCGCGCTCGGCGTCACGCCAAACGAACCGAGGTTCGGCATGGACGAAATCGCGCCAGTGCCAGTGCCTTGCACAGCCTGCGTGCCGGCGCTGATTGCCGCCGTCGAGCCGCCCAAGTTCGGCATGGAGCCGACGTTGCCGGTCCCAGCCGCGCTTTCATTGGCTGCGCCAGTCGTCACAGAGCCGCCAGAGCCGACCGGTCCTTGCGAGCCGACGCCACCAGTGCTGCCAACCCCGCCGCCAGCGCCCGCTCCGACCCCAGCTACCGGCGTGCCGTTGATGTTCACGACGCTGGCCGTGACCGCCATCGTGCCGGTGTTCATATTCTTGAGCGCGTCTGCGGTCTTGGCCGCCTCGGCGGCGGTGCTCTTAACCTGCTTGCCGGCCTCGTCCTTGATCAGACCCATTTGCTTGGCGGCGTCCTTCAGGAAGTTCCCCCCCGGAGTGCCTTGGACGCTCTTGATGAAATCGGCCATCATCATCTTGATGCCGGTGTCCATCATCGTCTTGCCGAAGTTCTGAGCGAACTGCTTGAAGGCGTCCTTCTTGCCGCTCAGCGCGCTGGAGATGGCCCCAGACAGGCCGTCGGCGAACGAGCTTTCGAGCTTGTTCATGTTGTCTTGCAGGTTGCCATTCTGCTTGGCCCAACCCGCGAAGCCGCCCTCCTGCGCCTTCTTCGCTTGCTCGATGTCGACGTTGTATTTCTTCAGCGCGTCGGACATCTGCGAGGTGACGGTGATGCCCTGCTTGCGCAGTTCGAGGACTTGCTGCTCGGCCTTGCGGATCGCCTCCTCGTGATCGCCGACGATGCTGAGTTGCGCGATCTCGTCCTTCTGAGACTGGGCGATCGCACCAATCGGATCGCGCGCCGACAGCGTGTCGAAATGCAGCTTGGTGCTTTCGCGCTGGAACTCCTGAAGGCTGATCGAACCTTCCTTCCGGCGCTGATCCAACAGCTTCAGCTGATCGGAATAGTCCGAGATCGCCTTGGCCTGCGGGTTCAGGCGCTGCCACTGCTCGGTCTCGCGCTCGATCTGCTTGGTGACTTCGAGGATTTGCTTCAGCTGCCCGAGCTGTTCCTCGGAATAGCCCTTGGACCGGCGCAGCGTGTCGATCTGCTGCGCGATGCCGAGCTGATCCTTCTCGGCCTGCGTGATCGCCTTGGCGTTCGCCAGCTGGTTGCTCATGCCGACCATCTCGGACTTGAACTCGCCAGCCTTCTTAGCGGCCTGCGCCGATTGGATCGCGGCGACCAGCTTGGCCTTACTCTCGGCATCGCTCATGGCCAGATTGCCGGCCTCGATCGCGTCGCGGATCGCCTTCTCAACCTCCAGCCGATCCTTCTCGGACTGCGTCACCGCGAGGGACGCATCGGCCTGATCGCTGAGCTTCTTCTTCTGCGCGTAGAGCGGGTCGTCTGCCTCGTTCTGCTTCTCCTTCAGCTGTTGGCCGACGCGCTCGCGCTCGAAGTTGTCCTTCGGGGCCATCGGCCCGGAAGACATTGCAGCCCAAGCCGCATAGGCTTTTTGGAGCTTCGCCACTTCCTCACGCAGCTTTCGCGCGTGGTCGAGCTGCATGACCAGCTCATAGTCACGCTCATTGAGGACGCCGTTCTTGTTGTCGTTGGCCGGGGTTCGCGCCGACTGCTGCCCTTCGTGCTGCTTTTGCTCCTTTTGATGGGCGTTGGCCTTGTGGCGAGCCTCAACGCCCTTGCGGAACGCCTCGCCGGCCGCCTTACCCTGTTTCTCGGCGTCGCTCACATTGATGCCGAGCATCGCCGCAAGGTGCTCCTTGATCCAAGAGCCGACCTCCTTGACCTTGTCCCAATACGCATAGATCGCCACGCCGACCGCCGCGACCGCGCCGACGATTAGCCACAACGGTGCCGTGACGCCACCTATCGTGATGCCCGTCAGCAAGGCCGACGCGCGCAAGGCCGTGAACGCCGAAGCAGCCAGTCTAACGACCCCGGCCAAGTTGCCGAACATTTCGACCAGCGGTAGGGCGAAGGACTTTAGGGTTTTGAAAGCGACACCGAACAGCATGGCAGCGCCAGAGCCGATCGCCAGATTGACGCCAACCTTCCTGATAGGCTCGGGTATGGCGTTGAACGCCTCGTGCAATGCGTTGACGGCGTCGGCCCCGTGATTGATCCACGCCATCCAGTCGGAGCGCGTGACCTCGCCAATGTCCTTGCCGAACTCCGAGATGCTGTTGTGCAAGTATTTGAACGCGCCGTCGAGTGTTTCGAAACGCTCCTTGACCATCTCAGTGGTCTTGGCGGTGTTCTCCGACGCGGACGCGGCCTGCCCCTGCGCGTTGGTGAGCGTGTCGACGTTCTTGGCCATGTTCTGGAGCAAGACGCCCGCGCGCCCGCTTTCCAGTCCTAGCTGCGACAGGATGCCGGAAACATCCTTGCCCTGCGCCTCCATGTCGTGGAGCGTGTGCAACAGCGCCATGAGCACTTCATTCGGGCTGCTGGCGATCATCTCCTTGAACTTTTCGGCCGGGATGCCGATCGCGTCGCCGAGCGCCAACATGCCGACCTTGCCCTGTTCCGCGCCCATCTTCATGCGGTCGAGAACATTGACCAGCTCCACGCCGAATTGACGCGGCATGACGTTCAGCTTTTGCGCCGCGACGGAGAAGCCTATCAGCTCGTTGGTCGTGAACTTGAGGCCCTGCGACATGCGCGTAATGCCGTCGATGGTCGCGACCATCCCCGCCACGCCGCCACCCGTTTTCGGACCCATCTGCGCCAAGGCATTGGTGAAGTGCTCGACGTTTTCGAGACCCTCGCCGGTCGCCTTCAGGATGCGGCCGATGCTGCCCGCGACCTCGTCGCCAGCGGTGCCCGTGGCCGACGCCATCCGATCAACGGCGACCGTGAACTCCTTCACCCCTTCCGGCCCGTCAGCGCCAAGACGGGTCGCGGCCCCTGCGATGCCAAGCAACTGCTCGGCGGTCTCGGCGACGCCCTTGGTGGTCGACAGCTTACCGATCTCCTCGCCGAGCTCCTTGACCTGCTCGGTCGACATGCTGCCGGCTTGATGGATTTTGATCAGGGCTTGCTCGAACCGCTCGGCTTCCCCGACGGTCTCGCGGAATAGGGCGTTGACGGCGAACAGGCCGAGCATGGTCTCGACCGCGCCAGCGGCGGCTTCCTTCAGCTCGCCGTAACCACGGCCGAGGTCGCTGATATGCTCCTTGATATCGTTGAGCGCGGAACCGTGCTCCTTCGCGCCCTCGGACGCCTTCTTGTGGGCGTCGAGAGCCTCCTTGCCGGCCTTGGACATGGCGGTGGCGACGGTGTCATAAGCCTGAGCGGCCTGTTGGCCAGCCGCGCCCATGGAGCCCGCCGCCGCACCCGCCTGCTTGAAGGCGTCCGCGTGCTTCGCGATGACAGCCGACGCTTCGTCCCGAAGTTTCAACAGGAACTGGAGTTCTGCGTCGGCCATTATTGCGGTCTTCCCTTACGTCGGCCCCCGTGCGGGGGCTGGTCTGGCGGTTGGTCCTTTGCTGCGGCGTCACATTCCGCGTTCACGGCGTCGAGGATCGAGAACACCTGCAACGCCTTATTCGACTGATCCATCACCGAGCCGGGCTGCGGCAGGAACCCGTTTTTATACATGCCGTAGAACATCAGCATGCGGTGCCACGCGAACGGCCGCTCCCTGAGGTCTTGACGAGGGCACGCATAGGTCTCCTCACCATCGAACGTCATTGGCATGTTGGCTGGGCTCTCCCAGCGCCACCACCTGCCGTTCCTGTCGGGCTTCGCCCCCGGCTCCTTAACGGCGGCCGGGAAACGCTTGGCTCGACAACCCCACTCCTTCTGCTTGACGCACCCGGAGCATTGACGCTCGGGCATCAAGCGAACGGCGATTACGCCGTGTCGGAGTTTTTTTCCTCGGACGCCGTGACCTCGCTGATCTCTTTGATCTTCGCCGCGAGTTCTTGGATCAGGCGCACGCCGAAGGTGTTCATCACCTTGTCGGAGACGACGTCATAGGGGCGACCGTTGACGACAGCCTTCTGCGTCTCGAACACGATTTCGCCGCCCTTGGCGTCCTTGAAGTTCACGAGGCCCTTCAAGCCGTGGCGGACGGCTTCGATATTGGTCTGGTTGACGCGCGTATTGATGCCGATCTTCGCCGAGCCTTCCTCACCGGTCAGCTGCGAAGCGTTGTCATATATGAAGCCCATCAGGAACACGTCGAGCGGGGCGAGCTTGAAGACGGTTGCGCCGGGTCCGATCTGCCAGCTGTCCTTCGACCCCTTGCTCGGGTCGGCTATGTCATTCGGAACCTTGACCTTCGTCTTGGACGGGTCGAGGACGGAAACGTAATCGACCGCTTCGGCGGTCGTCATCGCGATCAGGGCCATCTGTCTGCCTCCGGGCTGTGTGGCTGTGGCACGGCTACTCGCCGAGTGCGGTCACACTACCGGGGCTGTCTGGATTTGCAATTACTTGCACGCCCGCTGGCTCGCGAAACGATCCACGTTCGGCTCGGGCGTCTTGTCGGCGATGATACACGTCACCTTTGCGGGTGCATGGTCCTTGGCGATCCTGTGCGCGTCGGCGTGGGTGAGCTTGACGGCCACGACGGGACCGTGTCGCCCGTCATGGTCGAACCGCTGCACAACGTAGACCTTCGCCTGATAAGCCATGCGAAACGATAGCCGACATGGTCTGGTCGCGCTACGTGGGCGGGCTCAACGATAGCCCGCATCGACCTGAGGGTTCTGGTTCGTCAGGTTGTCGCTAGGTCCTGCCGCCGTCTTGATGCGAGCGTCCCAACACGCGATGCGGTCCTTGGCCATATGGTAGTGCTGCGAGCAATATCGCGCGGCTGCGCGCCGGTCAGCAGCCTCGTCAGCGTGCACCGGAGCCGACATGGCGATCATTGCGATGGTGATCAGGACTTTACGCATGGGACTCTCCGCGTGCATCATTGGACCAAGTTCGCGCTGATCGTGTAGGTGTCATGCTCGGGGTGAAAAGTCAGCGACGAAACCCAAGGCATCCGAATTCTGGCCCCGAAGGCGTTTTGGGCGTCGACGTAACCCGACACTCGCCATTCGCAGCCCTTTACGTAATGCGCCTCGTCGCCACCAAATTCGGTGGTAGATGGCGCTTTGAGCTTCTTGGTGATCGCCGCCTCGGAACTCGCCTCGGCCTGCGCCCGTCCCAAACCGCTATTGGTGCAATAAGTTTTCGTCCGCTCAGACAAGAACTCCTCGGGAGTTTTTGGCGTGGACGGCCACGAGGTCCAGATAGCGATACCAACGGCAAAAATCGCAAAACCCTGCAAACCGTCCTTCGTTTTCTGATCCATTTTCCCCCCCATGAGATGGTCTGTTTCGACGATCAAATTCTAGCATTTTGGGTCGGGAAGGCCATTCTGAAACAGCGGTGTGCCTAACAAATGGAAAAGGCGGCCGAAGCCGCCTTTTCATGCGCGATTGCTTGCACGTCTCAGCAAAAGAACAGGGAGCACTCATCATTACCTACGGACCTAGCAAAACTCAAGCCGGCGTCATAGACGAGGATGCCGTTGCGGTCGCCATAGGTCATGCCGGTGTATTGCGTGTTGGGGGCAATAAACCACACGGTGTTACCGGGTGCGGACCCCACCCTGAACTGGAACGGCATACGCTGAGCCGCCGCGAACTGCCCCCAAAAGTCATTGTTGGCGACGAGATCGGCCTCGGGGTCGATGCCGCCGTCGGGCTTGCGCGACACGATCCGGGTGCCGATGTAGCCGTCCGAGGACGACACGTCGGGTCGGATTTGAATGTCGTTCTTCTGGTCGAAGGTGAACTTCTCGACGATGGCGTTGAACTCGTTGATGCGGAGCCGCGCCAACTGGACCTGCGAGGGCAGCTCGGTCTCGAAGTTCGGCGACGGGTTCGGGTCGTCGACCGGAGCCTGATAGGTGCCGGTGAAGGTCCACTTCACGGTCGCGTAGTTGCCGGCCGCCGCGTTGATCTGGAACGTGCCGAAGCAACCCGGGACGGTGTGCAGCACGCCGTCCTTGTGCAGCGCCAGCGTGACGCTCTGGAAATTGTCGGAAATCGGATCGAGCGACAGGCCCGGGGGACGCAGCCACATGACCCATTGCTGCCCGGCTTCGAGGTTGCCGGCCCACGTCGGGGTCAAGGCGAGACCTTGCGTGCCGACCGTGAGCGGCGAGCCGGAAGTGAGCGCCTGCGCGGGCGAGCCCTCGCCGGCAGTGTCGGACGTGATGACGACCTCAGCCGTGCCGGAAGCGCCGCCAGAGCTGACCGTGAGATAATAGGCGATCATGTCCGTATTCGAGGCGACGTCCGCGCCGCCTTGCAGCGTGGCGTGGCCCCAAGCACCCTCGGACGAACCGGAAGGCGTATAGGTGGTCGCGATGCTGTTGCCGGCCGCGCCTTGCGACCGAGAGGTGATCACCAAGTTCGAGCCGCTGAGCGAGGCGAGCACCTCGGCCGGGTTGGCGGTCATGGCCGCCGCGTAGACCGTGCCAGCGCCAGCGCCGAGATTGACCGCCGCGATCAGGTTATTGATCGAAGCGCCCTCCGAGCCGCCGAGCAAGACGTCGCCGTCCGTGTTCGTGTAGCTGTTCACGAAGGTATAATGCTTCGTGCCAATGGTGATCACGTCGCCGGCGCTGAAGTTGCCCGACGGCGTATAGGTGCCCGAAGCGGTCGCGCCAGAGCTTTCGGCCCAAGCGACCGGCGTCGCCTCGTCGCCGACTTGAAACACGTTCGATATGCTCGGCGCGGGATTGGGCGTCAGCGCGTAACCGCACGCCTGAAACAGGCGGGCGATCACGGGCGCGTTGGCGGTCAGACCCGAGTTCTGCAAACCGTTGCCGCGAAGTTCGGTTTCGAACTCCACCGAGGCGATCTTGCGGCCGATGATGAAGGGCAGCGGCGACAGATCGTTGCGGGTGAAGTCCCGCTCCAGCACGTTCGGCTTGATCGAAAACTGCGGCTTGCTGACCAGCACGCCGTCGTTCGCGCCGACGCTCTCGGGGGTGTCATAGGTCGTCTCAAGGGCGGCCTGAAGGACCGCCATGCGAGTGAGAAGCACCGTCATCGTTCAATCTCCTATCTGGTTCGAGTGCCCGATGACGCCGATTAACCAGCGATCACATGCAACGGCTTCGCGGGGGCGTTCGAACCGACCATCAGGTCCAACAGCGCGGCGAGGGACGAGATGTTGTTCCGGTTGTTCGTCAGCCACGTGTTGACCGCCGTGTTCAACATGGTCGAGGCCGCGCCATGAACCGCAGCGCCAGTCGCCGAAATGACCGCCAGCGTGCCGCTCACTGCGCCGCCGAGGTTGTCCGTGATCGGGTCCATGTCATAGAGCGCAGCGAGAATGTTCAGCTTCGCGGCGATCGAGGACAGGGCGTTGTCGATCGCGGCCATGCGAGCAGCCGCAGTCACCGTGTCGAGCGCGACGGCCGGGGAGGTCGCGGTGCCGTCGACCGCCGTCAGCGCGACGCTTTCCGAGGCCAACGTGGTCGAGACCGTGCCGCCCGAATTGTCGGTCAGCACGGGCAGCGAGTTCTCGCGAAGCAGGATGTTGGTCGTCGCGGCGAGCGAAGCGATCGCGTTGGCCACCAGAGCCAGCTGCGTGTCGAAATCGGCCTTCGGAGCCGAGGTCGAGGCCGCGCCGTCGACGGTCGCCGGGTTGGCATTGGCGACAATGGAAGCCGCCGCCGTGCCGCCGCTGTTGTCCGTGAGCGCGGTGATCGTGCCCTGCACCATCGCGCTGTTCCAAGCATAGGCGAGCGAAGCGTAATTATTGGCGACGGCCGCGAGGAAGGCGGTGGCGTCGGCCAGCGCGACCGAGGACGAACCGTCGACCGCCGCGACGATCGTCAGCTGCGGGTCGATCACATAGTCGGGCTGGACTTCCGAACCCGGGATGGTGATCGCCAGAGGGCTCATGCCGATAGCGACGAGGATTTCGTTGAGCGCATAGGAGAGCTGGCGCGTATTGCGGCGCACGACCTCGAAGGCCGCCTGCGTGGACTGGTAGTCCGCCGCCGACGTGCCGGAAGCCGTGGTCGCCGTGAGGTCCTGCGCCGGCAGGGTGTTCGCGGAAGCCTGCACGCCGTCCGACTGAGACAGCGGAGGAAGGCCAATGCGGGCGCGAGCGTTGTTGAAGGAGTTGACGAGCACCTTCGAAGCGTTGGCGATCTTGCCAAGCGAGGTGTTCAGGGCCGCCGCCTGCGCGCCGCCGCCCGAGACAGCGTTGTAGACGCCGCTGGCGAAGGCCGGGCCGACCATGTTCACGATCGCGCCGCCATTGGTGCCGGTCGTGTTGTCGGTCAGGTCGGAAACGCCGCTGACCTCAAGGACGAGGCGGGCGTGGTCAATGGCGAGGCCACGGACGATGGCGGCGAGGCCGTCGTTGTCGCGGCTGTAAACCTTGCCGAGACCAGAAAACTGGCCGAGGCGAACCTTAACTGCGGTCATTGGAGCATCTCCTTAAGATGCGCCGGGAAACGGCCCGGCTCCAAGATCAAAAACATGCGGTGCAACTAATTGCACGGCTGTCGCGATTTGCAATTACTTGCGCAAGGAGTGGCTCGTTTAGGAGACCGGTCGTTAGATCGCGGGCAAGGGGTTGCGCGGGTCGAGATACGAGTAGCGATACTGCACTTCGGCGGTCATGACGCCGACGGCCGAGCGGTCCGCATAGGTTATGAGGTCGATCTCGGAGCCCGTGACCTTGGTGTCGATCGCCACGCCGCCCCATTGGCGATTGGCGGTGACGAGGCGCTTCACGACGGTGAGCAGCTGTTCGATCATAATGCCCGGGGCTTCGTCGTCACGGTTGACGGTGACGCGGAACTCGAAATTCACCGTCATGAAGCACATGACGTAGGGGATGATGAACGTCTCCTTCTCGGGGCCGGGGACGACGCCGAGCGAGAAGCGTTTGCGCTGGTCGTAATCCGCGAGCGGGCCGAGCGCGACTGTCGAGAACGTGATGCCGTAAGGATCGTCGGTCGGCTGGTCGGCCTGCACGGCTTGAAAGGTCGCGACCATGTTGTTCAGGATCGTCAGCCTGACCGAGGTCATATTGGGGGTCGTCATGCTGCTTTACTCCAATTCGACAAGCCAGCCCCATTCGGGACAAGTAGCAAGTGCTCGGGCCAACCGGCCTTCAACCGGTGAGACAGACACTGTTGGCTCAGACCGGCCTCTGCCGCCCAAACAGAGCATGGCCGCGTCACGCCGTTAATCGTGACCAGACGATTGTTACGACGGTTCAAGGCTTGGGCTTGCACGGTCGCCCAAACGCAATTCTCTGGTGAGTATGGACCGTTGTTGTCTTGCCGTTCGAGCTGCATACCCTGAGGGCGCTCGCCCATGTCGGCGTAAAAGTTCTCGAATTTTAGCCAACGATCGCAAACAGTGATGCCTCGCGCGCCGTGGCGCTTGTATGTTGGCGATTTCGGATTTCGACAGCGGGTCAGCATACTCGACCACAAGCGATAAATCTTGGTGCCTTCCATTCCGTGCTTCGTATTATGGTGGGTCATTTGCTAAGACCTTCCTGAAGCGACCGCACCATTTCGTCCATCGCGCGGGAAACGAAGTAAGGCAGTCCCGCGTCCAAGGTTTTCCGCAGGCCTAGCCGAGGGGGTATCGTCACAGATGAACGCAAAACATAGAGCGGGACGACCTGCGTCCCTCGGCGCTGAAAGATCAAAAGGTTTCCTGCCTTACTACGAGCGCACCAAGTATTCGGCCAATCTCGCGGCGACGACTTGATCGGGGTGCCGTTCGAGTTCAAGGCGGCGGGCAGGGGGATGGCGAGGAACTTCGCCTTCTTCGGCGTGATCGTGCCGCCGAACTCCTGAATACGCGCGTAGGGAAGATCGGAACCGATCGTGCCCTGAACGGTGGCCATCGTCGTGCCGGTGACGCGCACGCTGTCGACAATCGAGGCGATCAGATTGCCGCTGCGCTTGCTCAAGGTCTGTTCCGTGGTGCCCCCCGGCCAAGCCGTGCCGTGGCGTTCGGCCAGCGCCTTGGCGACCTCGTCGAGGAAGGCTTTCATCTCCCGGGAGAGCACCTGCGCGGAGCCATCCCAATCGGCCGAAATTGCCTCCGCGAAAGCAGCTAAACCTTTCTCGGCGTCGGTATATCGCTTGTTGCGAAACTCAAACTCGATTTCATAGGCCGCCATGTCGACCTCAGAGCGGCAAGAGGGATCGTGGCGCGTAACGCATGTGGCGGGACACGAGCGCGTTGAACTGCGTTTGCAGCATCCGCGTATCGAGTTTGATCTGCGCCTCGGAAAGGACAGGGCTGTCCGCCAGCGACAACAAGGTCCGCAGCTTGGCGGCGTTCTGCAACCAATCGGGGACCTCGGTCAGCAAATAGCTGCCCGGCGTGCTCGGGTCCACGTCGAAGCCGGCCGTGTAGCTGATCTGCACGTATTGGCGCATGAAGTGCGTCTGATAATCCGTGACGACGCCCTTGTCGGCCGAGAGCACCGAGACGGCCGTGGTGTCCGTATAGGCCGCCGAATTGGACAGGTCGCTGATCTGGTAGGCGTAGACGACCTGCGTCAGGCTCTGCACCATGCCGCGCTGGAGCCGGAACTCGGTCTCCACGGCCGGGCCGTCGCGGAACGGCGGCTCGCGCACGAAATAGGTGTCGACGAAGCTGGCCCGGTCGAACTCCGTGTTCAGGATGGCGGCGAGCTGCGCCTCGGCCGCGTCCATCGCCATGGAGATCGCGGAGTTGATGTCCGTCATCGGATCAAAACCTAGTTGAGACCTTATGTCGTCCACGCTAGCCAAGAGCATCTCAACCCCCCGGGTTAAAGTAGGAGCCGCGCAATTTCTTTGCAGCGGACACATAAGCAGAGTGCGCTTCGATCGCTGTATCGAAAGTCCCTAGATACGTCTCGTTGCCATTAATTGCAATCATGGCCAGAAAACGCTTCTTGTTTTTACGAACACCCTTCAACCCTGTTTTATTCCGAGGGTCTAACCCGTCTTATTCACCGAGGGCTTGATTTTGGGCTGGCGGATGTAGCGTAAGATGTTGATTTGGTGTATGGATTAGTTGCTTGGACTGATCCTTCACGCCATCGCATCGAGGCCACACCCGCCA